ATCAGCAATAAAGCAATGGGCAAGCGCTAACGGTGTGCATCTTCGCGTACCTCATAAAATCATGGTTAAGCACTGGAGGGAATATGTCTCGCAGCATCAGACGGCGATGTAAAAATGAAGAATGCCGGGAGTGGTTCCACCCCAAATTTGCGAATGTATGGTGGTGCTCACCGGAATGCGGAACAAAACTGGCGCTGGCAAAGCGGAGCAGAGAGCGAGAGAAAGAGGAAAAAGCAGCAGACAAAAAGCGACGACGAGAAGAACAGCAGCAAAAAGACAAACTCAAAGTAAGACGCCTCGCACTAAAACCCCGTAGTTACTGGATTAAGCAAGCCCAGCAAGCAGTAAACGCCTACATCAGAGAAAGAGACAGAGATCTTCCCTGCGTTTCGTGTGGAACGATGAGCGCCGCTCAATGGGATGCCGGCCATTATCGCACCACGGCCGCAGCACCACAGCTAAGGTTCGACCCTCGACAAATCTGGAAGCAATGTTCGGTATGTAATCAGCACAAGAGCGGAAATCTGGTGCCGTATCGGGCCGAGCTAATCAGGCGGATAGGTATCGAGCAGGTGGAGGACATTGAATCCAACCATAACCGACATCGCTGGACTATCGATGAGTGCAAGGCAATCAAGGCGGAGTATCAGCAGAAGCTTAAAGACCTGCGTAACAGCCGGGAGGAAGCGGCATGAACATCGAATTCTACATCGCTGTTGGCGCCTGGGCGGCAATTCTCTTTGTCTGGCTACCCATCCAGAGCTACCGGCACAAAATGCGCCTTAAATCGCTCAGAGCAGTCCGCAAAGGTAATTACGTGATGTGCAAATACCAGTTCATCAAGTCTTTGTCAGGAGGCAAGTCATGTCAGTAACAGACATCAACTCAGCACAGCAGCGCCACAAAGACCGGGAGATGCTGGAAAGCATCCGACACCAGAAGGAGAACCTCCGAAAGGTAATGGAAGGGCTGGAGCGCCTTGAAAGGGATTTAGAGAAGAACCTTGGCATTAATCCGGATGGAGGCGACGCAGCATGAGACTTGAAAGCGCCGTTAAGTTTCACTCCCCCAAATCACCACAACTAACAGACTCACCCAGGGCTACGGCATCAGAGGCGTTAACAGGTACGGATGTGATGGCGGCATTCGGCATGGTGCAGAGTCGCGCTTCGCTCGGGTTCAGTGCTTTCAGCGGCAAGATGAACCTGAGCGATAACGACAAAAGAAAAGCAGTTCAGTTACTGGTACAGCATGGGATGAAGCATTGCGACAAGGTTGCAGCCTTTCGCAAGCTCGAAACCAATATTAAGGGCAAGGTCGTGCAAACGCTCGCAACTTTCGCGTACCAGGATTATTGCCGCTCTGCCGCCAGTCAGCTTACCTGCCCGTGTTGCAAAGGTGCTGGGGTTATCAGGAAAAAGGAAATGGTGGTAAAGCACCCGGGATGCGGTGAGAAAACCCCAGCCAAAACAGCGGAGGAAACGGTGGAGGCGACCTGCACAAAATGCAACGGACGTGGCGTTCTCTCGACGTCGTGCGTTAAATGCAGGGGGCGTGGTGTTGCTCTGGACAGGAAGAAATCAGAAGAGCAGGGCGTACCGGTTATGAGTCCCTGTAAGCAATGCTCAGGCCGGGGGTATGAAAGGTTACCTGCGTCCTCATGCTACAGGGCGATCTGCCAGTTTACCGATGCCATCTCCCCGGGCGTGTGGGATAAGGCGATCAAGCCATTTTATGAGTCATTAATTTTGGAAATCGAAAAGGAAGAATCCGCAGCAGATGCCATTTTGGCGAAAGTTACGAGCAAAGTTTGATTCCGGTAACGATTGCACCTTGCAAAATGACGAAAGCTAGAATATCATCGACCTAACACTATGAATCCGTCTGAATGTTACGGTGGATTTGAAGAGAAGCCCTGAGTTAATAGCTCGGGGCTTTTTTATTTCCGGGTCAGAAGCACAGCGGTTGTGCGTTCGGCTGTTAACCGAATGGTCGAAGGTTCGAATCCTTCCTGTCCCGCCAAATTACGGAACTCTGGCGTAGATGGTTCGCGCGGATGCCTGAAGAGCATTAGGAGATGGTTCGATTCCTTTGCCCGGCACCACACATTCTCATCAAAAAATGAGCCGAATAACTCCCGCATTCGGCTCACCAAAGCAACTCGAAAAAGAACATCCTCTTACCCTGGCTAATGCCGGGGTTTTTATTTTCAGGCCCGGACAATCAACCCCCATCGAACCTTTATCTGAGTGTCCGTGGCCTGATTTCAACTACGCACAGCACCCGCATAACAGCGAGGTGAGAGACATGTCCAATATGAGCAAATTAGCTTCTGGCGCTGCCTATGGCGCATCAGCCGGGACGGTGGCTAATGGCTTGCTGACCCGGCTTAGCCCTGACGAGTGGAGCGCCATTGGCGTTATCGCGGGCATTGTGGTTGCGCTGCTGACGTTTGCCATTAACTGGTATTACAAACGGAAAACCACACTGGCGCAGATCGAAGCCCTTCGCAAGTGGCCGGTAAACGGTCCCACAATCGAGGAATGACCATGGCAATTCCATCATCACTGCGGAATAAATTGCTGGCCGCTGCGGGCGGTGGAGCAATGATTATTGCCACGGTATTTCTCGGCGGTAAGGATGGCGTTGAGGGGCGCAAGTACGAAGCCTATAAAGATGTTGCTGGCGTCTGGACGGTGTGCGATGGCCACACTGGCACCGACATCATTCGCGGCAAGCGTTATACCGACCAGGAGTGCGATCAGTTGCTGTGGAAAGACCTGCAACCCGCAAAGCGCACTGTGGACAAACTGGTAAAAGTGCCGCTGAACGAATACCAGCGGGCGGCGTTGTACAGCTTCGTGTTCAATGTTGGCTCCGACGCATTTTCCAAATCAACGCTGCTTCGCAAACTCAATAAGGGCGACCATAACGGGGCTTGCGAAGAGATGCGCCGCTGGGTTTACGCAGGCGGCATGAAATGGAAGGGATTGCAGAACCGTCGAGAGATGGAGCGATCCATGTGCCTGGCGGAGAGTAAAAATGACCTCTAAAGCCTGGCTGATTATCGGCATTGAATTGCTCTTGTCCGTCCTGATTATTTACGTTCTGCTCGGTCAGATAGGTGATGCAAATAAGCGCGCTGATGATGCCGAGCAAAACCTGAAGCTGGCGAACGACACCATAGCCGATATGACTGTGCGCCAGCGAGACAACGCTGCACTCGACGCGAAATACACGAAGGAGCTTGCCGATGCGAATGCTGAAAATGATGCTCTGCGTAAGCGTCTCGATAATGGTGGCAGGGTGCGCGTCCAGGGCAAATGTCCCGCTCAGGACTACACCACCTCCACCGGCAGCGTGGGCGATGCAGGAACCGTCGAACTCTCTGACGTTGCTGGACGAAACGTTCTCGGTATCCGATCCGGAATCATCCGCGACCAGAAAGCCCTGAAGTATTTGCAGGACTACATCAACACGCAGTGCCTGAAATAAAAAATCTTGACCGCACTTTGCAAAGTACAAAGTCCATTAAATGAGCCTCGCTGAAATGCGGGGCTTTTTTATTGCTCCAAACCAGCGCACTCGCGTGCGTATTTTCACAAGAGCTTTCCGTAGTGTGAGTCTGAGACAGGGCGGTGGATTTCATCGTTCCGCTCTTGGCCGTCCATGTCTACGCGAGCAGGCTCATACCACAGAAAGGTAAATACGATGACCAACATTATTCCTTTGAATTATGACGGGCTGAAGATTCGCTTTAATGATGAAGGCTGGATCAATGCTACTGATGTTGCCGCAAAATTCGGGAAAGAAACAACATCATGGCTTCGACAGATAGATGTGCTTGAATATATGTCCGCTCTGTCTAAAAAGCTATTCGGAAATTCCGGGTTTCTGACAGAAATTAATGAAATCAGGAAGTTAGATACATCAACTGCTGCATCACGAGCAAAAGTGCTGAGGTTTGTTAAGGCAACTCGACTTGTTGCAACAAAGACTGGCCCGCAAGGTGGTACATGGATTCATCCAAAGCTTGCAATCAGGTTTGCCCGCTGGCTTTCAGTTGACTTCGAAATTTGGTGTGACGAGCAGATTGATGCGATTGTCCGTGGTGGTTCTTTCTCAACTACCGATTCACGCATTACAGCGATGTTCCTGCTGGATGAATCAGTGCCGTGGGAAAAGCGATTTAGCGATCCATTCTATGCGGCATTATTCAAAATGTCCGGGCTTCCACGTCACAGGCCAAACCGCCGACCTGCATTGTTCGGGATGATTAGCGCCAAATGGGTATACGGACCAGTACTACCAGAGGATGTTTATCAGGAAGTGAAATCACGCCTTGCAAAAGGCGAAAAGATTCATCAGCACCTGAAGCCTGAAGCGCTGAAGCTGGTAGAGCATCAAATTATCGCCGTAACCAGTATCGCAAATGGATGTGCTGACTACCGCGATTTCGAATCCCGCTGTATGGCGGCTTTTCATGTCAAAGGGCAGATGAAAATGCTATATGCGGCAGCCTAATTATGAGCAACAGAATAATCGAATGCGCCTCCAGAGCGGGGCGCGACTTCTCAGAGTTCATGAAAGGCGAGAAAGGCATGATGGATGCGCTGGCTTCGGTGGATCAGTTTGGCGAGCAGCTACGCCTCAACGGCTGTGTCAATCATCACTTTGTCAGTTATATGATGCGTAACGCAGTCATGCAGGCATTCATGGACATGGCAAAAGCAGAGAAGAAAGAAGAGCGGCGCCGTAAGCGAGCGGGAGCAAAATCAAGGTAGCCATTCCAAAGCTCATCCTCGGGTGGGCTTGATAATGGAGCTCTGGAATTATTCATGAACAGACCACACCCACCAGCGCATTTTACGATGCCACCTGACCCGAAGCCGTACATCAGCATTATGCCCGCTAATGACGTTGGCGAGTGGCTGAATCAGCACATCCTGAGCGATGAGGGTGACATCTACAACCATGACCACCAGCATTTGCTTGAAGCGGATCTGTGCTTTCTCTGGGCATCGAACGCTTTCGAGAAGAAAGGGCGTTCCGTGCTGGGGCAGGCGGAAGAAGTGGCAATGCGGGCCGGAGGCTGGCAGAAAGCGCGGATGGAGCAGCAGATGTATGAATGGTTCGGCAGGGTGCCGCAGTTCATCATCACGCTGGCCGCCGATTACTGTTCGCAATGTTCCGATCTGGAGTTCTGCGCGCTGATAGAGCACGAGCTTTATCACATCTGCCACGCGACAGATGAATTTGGCGCGCCGAAGTTCACGCAGGAAGGGCAGCCAAAGCTGAAGCTGCGCGGTCATGACGTGGAAGAGTTTGTGGGCGTGGTTCGCCGTTACGGTGCAAGCCGGGACGTGCAGGAAATGATTGATGCGGCGAATCAGCCAGCGGAGGTTGCTCATCTCGATATTGCCAGAGCGTGCGGGACGTGCATGCTGAAACTGGCTTGATTACCTGGACTGACCTGGACGAATGGTGAATTATGGCGGCTCTAAAAAATGATGTGAAAGCCTACATAGTTCAGGCGCTTGCGTGCTTCGATACCCCCTCTCAGGTTGTCGAGGCTGTCCAGGCTGAATTTCAGGTGAAGATTACCCGCCAGCAGGTCGAATCCTACGACCCCACAAAAGCCAGTGGCAAGGCGTTAGCTGCCCGGTGGGTGGAATTGTTCAACGCTACCCGAGAACGCTTCCAGAATGAAATCTCGGACATCCCGATAGCCAATAAGGCCTACCGGCTGCGTGCGCTTGATCGAATGATGACGAAGGCCGAGACAATGCGGAATATGGCACTGGCAGCGTCACTGATTGAACAGGCCGCCAAAGAGTGCGGTGATGCCTACACAAACAAACATAAATTCGAGCATTCCGGGCCTAACGGTGGCGCTATCGAGACGATCACCATGAGCAAAGAGGAATACAAATCAGCAAGGCAGGAGATGATGGAGGATGACGACTGCTGAGCAAAAGGCATTTGCCCGTAAGGTCGAATGCGAAGAGGATGGGCTGTATTACGCGCGCTATTTCTTCAAACAGCGCACCGGCGGCAAGATGATTGTCGCACCGCATCACAAAGTTATTCAGCAGACGCTGAACCGCGTTATAGATGGTGAGATAAAGCGCCTGGTCATTAACGTTCCGCCTGGTTACACCAAAACAGAACTGGCAACCATTAACATGATGGGCCGGGGACTGGCGCTGAACCGGCGCGCCCGGTTTATGCACCTGTCATACTCCCACCAGCTGGCGCTACTGAACTCATCGACTGCACGCGGCATGGTCAAATCGCAGGCCTACCAGTCAATGTGGCCGATGGCGTTGCGTGACGATGCGGACAGTAAGGCGATGTGGTGGAACGAATATGGTGGCGGGGTTTACGCGTCGTCAGCTGCCGGGCAGGTTACCGGTTTTCGTGCCGGACACATGGAGCCAGGCTGGCAGGGCGCGCTGATTATCGATGACCCGGTAAAACCTGATGATGCCTACAGCGAAACTGTACGCGATGGCGTGAACAACCGCTTTAACGAAACCATCAAATCACGTCTGGCCGTCGAAACAACGCCGATGATTGTGATTATGCAGCGTATCCACTATCACGACCTCAGTGGATACCTCCTGCGCGGCGGCTCCGGTGAAATGTGGCATCACCTGAATCTGCCGGTGATTATCGATAACAGCCAGGCGTATTCGGCGCAATATCCGGAAAACACCCACGCTATCCCTGTTGATCATGGTCTGCCTGACGGCTGGCTCTGGCCGTTCAAGCACAACGAGACACACCGCGTATCGCTGTTCTCGCACCGGCGAACTGCCGAGGCGCAATACATGCAGAAGCCCCGCAAATTTAACGCGGAGGGCGCACTGTGGACTGAGGCGATGATTAGCGCCGCGCGCGACCTGCAGATCCGCTTTGATAAGGTTCGTACGGTTATTGCGATTGACCCGCAGGCCACAAACAGCGATGAAAGCGACGAAACCGGGATTGTGGCCGCCAGCGCATACGGTGCTGGTGATAAAAAACAGTTCTCTGTTGATGGCGATTACAGTGCCAAATACTCACCGGCTGGCTGGGCTAAAAAGGCTATGTGGGCCTATGAGGAACATGGCGCTGATGCCATCGTTATCGAAACGAACCAGGGCGGGGATATGGCGGAGGAAACACTGCGTAACGCCGGGTTCAAAGGCCGCATAATTAGGGTGCATGCCAACAAAGGGAAATTCGCCCGCGCTGAACCGATATCCGCGCTCTACGAACAGGGGCGTGTAGCCCATCACGGCAATCTCTATCTACTCGAAAACCAGTTGATGGAATACGTGCCCGCCACCGCCAAAAAGTCTCCTGACCGACTGGATGCCGCCGTGTATGCGCTGACCGAACTCGGCGGAGCGCAGGCAATTGGCATGATGATCCCGAAACGCCTCAGATAATTTACGGACCCTGCATGAATAAAAATCTTCAGCTGGCCGTCAACCATGCGTTGAACGATGCCAGGCTTGCGCGCGCCCGTATGATGGCCGCCAACCCAACCATGGGGCTGGATTCAAAGCGTAGCTCGGCATGGTGCGAGTACGGATTCAAAGACGACATTACCTTCGATGACCTCTACAGCCTGTACCGGAGAGGCGGTATTGCCCATGGCGCGGTCAAAAAGCTGATCGGTGCGTGCTGGCAAAGCAACCCGGAAATTATCGAAGGAGATAAGCAGGACGAAACCCGCCCGGAAACAGCCTGGGAAAGCAAGGCTAAGTCTGTGTTAACGCATCGCTTCTGGCGCTCTTTTGCCGAGGCTGATTTGCGACGGCTTGTAGGGCGTTACTCCGGCATTCTGCTGCATGTACGGGACAACAAAGACTGGAACCTGCCTGTAACCAGAGGGCGGGGACTGGAGAAAATCACCGTTGCCTGGGCGGGAACAATCAAGGTTAAGGACTGGGATACAGGCCTCAATTCCCGAACCTACGGCCAGCCGAAAATGTGGCAGTACATCGAGCAACTGGCGAACGGTGCCATCCGGCGCGTGGAAGTTCATCCGGATCGCGTTTTTATCCTGGGTGATTATTCCCCCGATGCTATCGGGTTTCTGGAGCCCGCTTATAACGCTTTTGTAAGTCTGGAGAAGGTGGAAGGCGGCTCCGGTGAATCGTTCCTGAAGAACGCGGCCCGCCAGCTGAGCATTAACTTCGATGAAAAAATCGATTTCACCAATCTGGCCTCGCTCTATGACGTGAGCGTTGCAGAACTGCAGGACAAATTCAATGAAGTCGCCGTTGAGATTAACCGTGGCAACGATGCGCTACTCACCACGCAGGGCGCAGCTGTAACGCCGCTGGTGACATCTGTGGCTGACCCCGGCCCGACTTATGACGTAAACCTGCAGACAGCCGCCGCCGCGCTGGATATCCCAACAAAAATCCTCGTTGGCATGCAAACGGGCGAGCGAGCGAGCACCGAAGACCAGCGTTACTTCAACGCTCGCTGCCAGTCCCGCCGGGGCGATTTGTCATTCGATATTGAAGACCTGTGCGACAAGCTGGTGGATCTGGGCATTCTCGACGCGGTAGGGCAGAAAGCGGTTATCTGGGATGACCTGAACGCAAGCACTGACGCCGAGAAGCTGGCAGCAGCCAAAATCATGGCGGAAATTAACAGCACCTTGATCGCCACTGGCGAACAGCCCTTCACCGGTGAAGAAATTCGCGTCGCTGCAGGGTATGAGGGCTCGCCTGCACCGCTGGGGGAAGACGATGAAGAAGAGGAAAACGAAACCTCCGATTCTGCCGGGAAACCTTAACGACCCCACTGGTGCAGACCGCCTCGAGCGCGGTGCGATTAACGAGTTCGGCAAACGGATAAGGCGAATCGCAAAAGCGTACCAGGACATTCTCGACCGCATTCCCGCATCACCTGCTGTAAACCTTCGCTACGCATTCGACCTGGACACCTCACTGCTATCAATGCTTCTCAGCAATGCCTCGGTGATGGTTGATGAAATCCTCTTTGGTGGCAGCGAGACCGATTTCTGGTTCTGGCGGGATTACGTCAGGCAGGGATATCAGCGCGGTACGGCTCAGGAATTTGCCAGCCTGTCGCAGCAGTCGCCGGTCTATGCCGCCGGACGTGAAAGTCTCCAGCAGTTACTGCTGAGCGATCCCTATCAGCGCCGCCTGTTGCTGGTGAGAGCCCGCGTGTTTGAGGAGATGAAAAACCTCAGTGCGCGGATGAAATCGGATATGGCGCGCATTCTGACCGATGGCATGGGACGGGGGCAGAACCCGCGGGAAATCGCGAAACGTCTCACCAGCCAGACCGGGATTGAACTCAGCCGTGCTAAGCGTATTGCCCGCACGGAAATACCGACGGCGCTGCGCCGTGCCCGGTGGGATGAAACGGATGATGCTGAGGCTCAGTACGGCATTACAACCCGTCTTTTGCATCTGTCAGCATTCAGCTCGACAACGCGGCGTAAACATGCGCTTCGCCACGGGCATCTCTACACCACCGAAGAGGTTCGCGACTGGTACAGCGTCGACGGCAACGCGATTAACTGTAAATGCACGCAGGTTGCTGTGCTTGTTAACGCAAGCGGTCAGCCGCTTAACCCGAACATCATTGATATGGCTAAAAAGCGCCTGGAGAAAGCGCAGAAAGCCGGACTCATCGCCAACCACTGCGACTGCGGCCACCACAGAGCCGCGTAACCGCGAGACACCACCATGACCATGCAAGTAAACGTCACCACCCGTGTGAACAGCCAGTCTATTCGTCGGGAAGTTCATAACGGGCGCGATCATCTGATCCTGCCCAGTTACACCCTGCCGGCCAATGTCGTCATGAACGGCGGACTCTACTCTGCCAGCGAAATCGATGCGCACTATGCGGGTCTCGAGGGGACGCTGGCACCGCTCGGTCATCCGCAGGTAAACGGCCAGTTTGTGTCGGCCTTCTCGCCTGAAGGGCTGAATGTCGGGTTCGTCGGCGCGTGGAACCGCAATGTTAAAAAAGCCGGGAATCGTATCTACCTGGAGAAATGGGTGGATGTGAACAAGGCCAGCGAATCTGAAGGTGGCCGGGAGCTCCTCGAGCGCGTGGCAGCCATTGAGCGCGGCGAGGACGTGCCGCCAATTCACACCAGTGTGGCGGTGTTTCTTGACCAGCTCGAACCCAATGAAGAACAGAAGGCGCTGGGTGCCGAGTGGGTGGCAAAAATCCACGGCATGGATCACGACGCCATTCTGCTTCACGAAGTCGGTGCGGCCACACCCGAGCAGGGCGTTGGCCTGATGGTGAATGCTGACCTCGCCACGCCGCTAAAAGCCAACTCCGGCGCGCTGGTGGGCGAATCCTTCCGGGAGCGTGAACAGCGCCTCGACCGTGCGGCCAAAGCCCGGTTTGCCCCCGGCGAGAACGAATACGCCTGGGTGGCTGACTTCACCGAGTCGCAGGTGGTGATTATCCGCAATGGTGGAAGCGCGCAGGTTTACGGCTACACCTCTGACGGCGGAAAAGTCACCTTCGACGACACCGGAACGCCGGTTGCCCGCCAGGAGTCCTGGGTCACCGTTGTAACCAACAAAGTTAAATCCCTTTTCACACCGCAGGATAAGCCTGCAACCAACCATCAAACGGAGGGCGACATGCCTTTAACCACTGAAGATACAGAACTGCTTCGCAAAATCGTTGGTGAGGCCATCGCCGCTAATAACGACGCGACCATTAAGCCACTGAGCGAAAGCATTGCAGCAATTCAGACTAACCAGCAGCAGCTCGCTGACACCCTGACCGCTAACTCCCGTGCCGAAGAAGCAACGAAGCGCGCGGCGGTTGCGAAAGTTCACGGCGAGATCGTTGCGAACGCGCTGTCTGGTGACGCACTGGATGCGATGTTCAAAAACCTGGGCGAAGCCGCACCGCTGGGTACTAACTCCGCACAGGCGCAAACCGAAACCGGCGCACCTGATCCGGCCACTTACTTCAAATAAGGGAAACGCAAATGCCACGTTATCGTCGCGTTAATATCGACGGGGAATCGCTCTACAAGACGGAAACCCGAAAACTTGCCGCGTCCCTGAACCCGGGGACGTTTGTTGTCATCAATGCCAGCAATCTTTTTGCGCAGGCCTCTGCGCCCGTTGGACGCATGTATGTGCTGGATTGCGCGTATCACGAAGGGCTGGGCATTACCGATCAGATCCCGTCCGGTCATTCAAGTGTGGGTAATTACCTGGAAGAAGGGCGCGAATTCGCTGTTCGTGTTGCTGCAGGCGCCTATAAAAAAGACCAGCCAATTACGGTTGTTGCAGGTCAGGCCGCTGCTGTGCCTACCGCTGCTGGTACCTATCAGGTCATCGGCTACTGTCAGGATGACGTTACCACCACGGCGGTTGACTTCATCCGCATCCGCGCGCGCGCTTCCAGCGTGACTGTTGCCTAAGGAGAGCATCAATGTATTTTTCTGCTGAAACACTGGCGGCTAACAGTCGCCTGCGCACGCACTGGAATGAGCTGTGGGCTAACCGTAACATGTGGAATGCCCAGCACCGCGCCATGATGGCGGTAAACCGTAATCTCATGACGCCTGAAATGTTGGCGGCGAATGCCCTGGCCGGTGATGGTCTTGGTCGTGAATTCTGGGCCGAAATCGACCGACAGGTTATTCAGTTGCGCGATCAGGAAATCGGGATGGAAATCGTCAACGACCTGATGGGTGTACAGACGGTATTGCCGATTGGCAAGACTGCCAAACTGTATAACGTCGTTGGTGACATCGCCGATGATGTGCAGGTTAGTCTGGACGGTCAGCCTCCGTTTTCTTTTGACCACACCGAATACGGTAGCGACGGCGATCCGATCCCCGTTTACACCGCGGGCTATGGTGTAAACTGGCGTCTTGCTGCGGGCCTTAATACCGTCGGTATTGACCTGGTGCTTGATTCGCAACTGGCGAAGATGCGCAAGTTCCATAAACGTCGCGTTAAAGGCTATCTCGACGGTAACCCGACCATTCAGGTGCAGAACTATCCGGCACAGGGCATGCGCAACCATCGTAACACCGCCAAGATTAACCTCGGTTCCGGTGCTGGTGGTGTAAACATCGACCTGACGACGGCAACGCCAGCGCAGCTTCTGGAGTTCTTCGGGCCAACCGGGGCGTTTGGCATTACCGCCCGCGCTAACAAAGTCACTGCGTACGATGTGTTGTGGCTGAGTGCTGAAATCATGGCGAATCTGTCAAAGCCGTACACCATTGAAGTCGGCAGCGGCGCGAACGCCGTCATCAGCGGCAATGTCCTGGACGCCATCCGCAAATTTATGCCGGTGAAAGATATCCGCCAGACCTATGCACTAACCGGTAATGAATTCCTGGCGTATGAACGTCGTCAGGATGTGATCACGCCGTTAGTGGGGATGGCGGTTGGTGTGGTTCCGTTGCCTCGTCCGATGCCGCAGAGCAACTACAACTTCCAGATTATGTCTGCAGAAGGTTTGCAGATTAAGCGGGATGACGATGGCCTGTCCGGCGTTGTCTACGGCGCTGACCTGGACTAAGGAGAATTTATGCCGAAGTTTGAAGTCGTACGTGGCTGGCATGGCGTTAAAGTGGGTGATGTGTTGGTTCTGGATAAAATTCATCCTGCGCTGGAATCTCATCTTCGCCTGATGCAGGGGGAAGCGGGCGGTGAACTTACCCCGGCAACACCAGGCGCGGGCACTGATGTGAAATCCCGAAAAGAAATCATTGCTGAACGCCTGAAAGAACTGGGGATCGAGTTCAAAGGCAATCTGGGTGCGGAAAAGCTTTCTGAGCTGCTGCCGCCTGGTGAGCTCGAAACCCTGTTCCCAGCAGAATAACCGCCGCGAAAGCGGTTTTTTTATGCCCCGTTCCGGCGGGGCGTCTTATTTCAGGAGTCTGTCATGGTTTCACAGGAACAGGCACAGCAGTACCTGACCGGGCAGGGCATCGCTTTACCCGACTTCGTGCTGGCGGCGCTGATTGACCAGGCCAACGGCATTGAAGAATGCCTGGTACTTCATTATCCGGCATCGACAGCGCTGCTTATCCAGCTGTACCTGCTTGCGCTGATGGGGCTGGGGCAGGGTGATAAATACCTTACCAGCCAGACCGCACCCAACGGCGCTTCGCGTTCATTCCGGTATCAGTCGTTTTCTGACCGCTGGAAAGGGGCGCTGAGCCTGCTGCGCGGACTGGACAAACATGGTTGCGCGACGGCACTTATCCCGCCCGATCCGACAAACACCGCTTTTGCTGGCATCTGGATTGCACGGGGCGGCTGCATGTGCAACGGGAGCCGATGATGGCGTTGATATCGGTCAAGCAGAGGCTTCCTGAGCCCTTCGTAAAGGTCTGGGTTATCACTGACTGCGGGCGGCGGGTCACGGGTTACGTTAAAAGTAACGGTGAATGGTATTTGCTGTGCCGGAAGGTAGCCGCTGAGAATCCGGAGATTATCCGGTGGGAGGATGATAGTGTCAGCCACGGCTAACTGGTCTTACACCAATGTCGCCACTGTCTACCCTCGCGTCTATGACGACTGGAACAACACCTGGACAAACGGCACACCCTACCTGATTGACTGCACCTGGACGGCAAACAATGAAGTTGCGGTAGATGCCAGCGGGAAAGAGTTCACCACGAACCTGATTTTCTTCACTGAGCTTAAGCGTAACGGCGTCGATGCGACCATGCCGAAGCGCGACTGGTACATCGCCAGAGGTGACACAACAACTCAGGCCGATCCGCTGAAGGCTGGCGCCAATATCATCAAAGCGGTGACCGAATGGGATATGTCGCCATTCGGCGAGGAGCCGGATTATAAGGTCATGACATGATTCTTGATTTGTATCCAAGTTCCAATTCTGCCTGTTTCCTTACTTGGATCGCTTGCTCTTTGTGTTCAAATGAACCAAGGCATTTACGCTTCATGCCATGCCATATTTGCACGGCCCATTTGCCGTTCCTTTTGTTGAGGTAAACTCCGGGGTATCCACTGGTGTTGTTTTTAGATAAGCGGTTGTTGCGAGTATTAAGAACTTGCTCAACATCTCTTAGGTTAGAGATCCTATTATTGGCGTAAACCCCATCCAAGTGATCAATTACACCATTAGGCTCAGTGCCGAAGTAGTACAGCCATGCCAGTCGGTGAGCCATGAGGCGTTTTCTTTTTATAGTGATAACAACATATCCGCGATCATTAATCGTCCCGGCTACATTGCCAACTTTATTGCGGTTGGATAGCGTCTTTTTCCAAATGAAAATCCCGGTGTCAGGATCGTAGGATAATATCTCTCTTAAAAACTCAACAGTAAGCATATCTCTACCCTTTGAGATTCCCGATATTGCTGGTGTCTGGCAGGGCGCATCGGGTGAGCGCCTTTTCGGTGATCAGCCTATCCAGACGGTTAAATTATAACCTTTTAAAAGTGGTGAATCCATGCCCGTTAAAGGTATCAAGCGTGTTCAGATGAACACCCGCAAGGTGCTGACAGAAATTGCCGGGCCACGCACAGAAAGAGTGCTGACCGAAGTCATGATCGTCGGCTCCGGTTACGCAGCGCAAATCACCCCGATTCACACCTCCACACTGGTGAACAGCATGTATCGCGAACTGAAGCCAGAGCCGGGCGGAATGACCGGGCGTGTCGGCTATACCGCGAGCTATGCCGCCCGGGTGAATGCGGCCGGTGGCACGTTAAAAGGCAAGCCACGCCCGGACGGCAGCGGTAATTACTGGGATCCGGATGCAGAGCCTGATTTTCTGCGTAAAGGGTTTGAGCGCGACGGCATAGCTGACATCAAAGCCACTATACAACGAGGCTACAAATTATGACGCGAAGCGATGTTTTTGACGCGTTACGCGCCTGGCTGCAGAGCCACGGTTTTGATACCGGCTACCGCGTACAAAAGCGGTTCTGGGTCGAGGTGGAAGATTCACAAAACGACCGCTATCTCGTTATCCAGCAGCAGGGCGGTGGCGCGGCAGAAGAGGCCATCACCCGCGACTACTTCCGCTTCATCCTGCTGACCGGGCAGAACGACGCCGATGTTGATGCGGTTGAGAACACCGCCGACGCCATCCGCCAGGCCATGCTCGATGACCACCACACCGAATGCATCATCTCAATGCAGCCAGTCGGGGGCGTTCCTGCCTTCCGCACCGAAGAGGGCCGCTGCGCCTTCGAAATTAACTTCCAGACCATTATTTCCCGATAATACGGAGTAACACATATGACTTGTGAATCAGGTGCATTCACGGGGCGCGACGTCGTCGTTTATTTTGCGATTGGTTGCCCGGAGGTTCAGCCCACGCTGAGCCAGTACAAGCGCCTCGGCATGATGCGTGGCAAAACAACTGGCGTTGAGTGGGAAACCGCAGACGCCACCGCTGACCAGAGCGCGGCGTATACCCAGGAAAATCTGGTCACGTATAAAAACGTATCCTTCTCCGGTGATGGCGTAAGCCGCAAGGAAGCCATCTACGGCCAGAAGGAAATGAAACGCCATGTTTATAACCCGCCAGGGGAAACCAGCAATCAGCCTTACGTGTGGCTGAAAATTATCTCGCCGTTCGATATCACAGAAGGCCCGTTCCTGGTAACGAGCTGGCAGGATGAATCACCGCATGATGATGTGGCCACGTGGTCGATTGAAGCCTCCAGCGCCGGGCTGGTGGATGTCCGCGACGTCGGCGCGGTCATTAACATCACCTCCCAGCCGCAGAACCGCACCATCACCACCGGCAGCACGCTGACGCTTACCACAGCGGCAACCGTGACTGATGGTTCAGCGCTGACGTATCAGTGGAAGAAGAACGGCACGGATATCAGCGGCGCCACGTCAGCTACCTACACCAAAGCCAGCGCGGTGGCGGGGGATGCCGGCTCTTACACCTGCCAGGTTTCATCGCCCACCGCCGGTACCGTCACCACGAGCCCGGCAACGGTTGTGGTCAACGCGTCTTAACTGACAGGGGCGAAAGCCCCTTTGAGGTTTTATGCAGGCAATTACCGATATCGGCCAGGCGGAAATACGCGCCGGTGGCCGGAGAATATTCCTTAATCCCTCATTTCTTGCAATGTCGCGCATCGGCACGCCGGAAGAGATTGTCGGGGCGTTCGTGACCGTGCACGGCGGACACTACCCTGAGCACCAGATCAGCGATGTTGAAATGATGCGCAGCATCCAGGCGCGCTGTTTTGCCGACATGGTTGTTACCGCAGCGAAGGTAGTGCAGGCGGCCTGTGATGATGATCTCCGCGAGGTTATCGGTGTCTGTTCAGTGACAGCAAAAGGAAAGCTTTCGTATCGCCCCGGCCTGCTGCCGGTATCGCACATTATCCAGCTGGCGCGCCATCTTATTCGCCATGGGGTTGTGGGCGATCAGCCTCAGGAAGCCACCAGCAAAGATGAGGGAGAATACTCGGGGAAATTCGATGCCCGGTCTTTCGTTTATCTGGCCGTGGCGCACCTGGGCATGAGCGAGTCCGATGCCTGGAACATGACCATGACCAGCTTCAGGGCGGCAATGAACGCTAAGTATCCGCCGAAGGAAGCCGCGAAAATCCCGACCGAGCAGCATTACGATGAGGCTATGGACTGGGCTGAGAAAATGTTTGCACTCGATGCGCAGCGCAACGGGCTGCATTGACCGCTGTTACTGAGATCAAAAAATCAGCTCTACGTATTGCACCCCTACGCCCCCCTGTTAGGATTAAAAACTATCTTTTTATAATGGGGATATGAATGTGATAAAAAAAACAGCAATTATTTTTATCTTTTTACTTACCGGGTGCGGTGAAAATATTGAAGTATTTGGTGTTGAAATAGGTGGGTCTTTGGAAACAATAAGAGACCAAAACCTTATAAAGAAAGAAGATCTCATACCATCAAGTCATCATTTTTTAATGGTTGATTTGGAAAAAGCCCCAAAAAATGAAATGGGTGATATGGCTCACTACTCTGCATCAGTGCTTGATGGAAAAATCATAGGGGTCGCTGCAAGCGTTGATGATGAAAACAACCAATATTTTAACTCTATGGTCAGTTACGCGGAAAAAGTACTGGGCGAGCCTGTAGCATCGAACTCAGGCATTAAAAACCCCAAAGATGCTAAAGATTCCCCGTATGGATGTGTGAATAGTAACTCTTGCCCATACCCCAGATATGTCATTTTTAGAAAAGGCGATATTAATGCAATGGCTTCCACGGGGAGTGGGAAGTCAGTCCTTCAGTTTGATTCAGATAAAATAAAGGATGCTATGAATATAAAATAGCATCAATGTCACATGAAACCTCGCCTCGGCGAGGTTTTTTATTTCCTGGAGATAATGTTCATGTCAGAAAATGTTGGTGAAATTGTTTATATCATCCGCGCTGATACCGCTCAGCTTCTTACTGCTGGTCGCAACGTCGTCGATATGACCAACGATCTCCAGAGTAATTTTGATGATACCGATGAATCAGCGGACAACCTGAATACGACACTGTCGAAACTCGCAGCAACGATCAAGTTAATCTTCGCCGCTGGGGCGTTGCGTGAGATGGCAAAAATGGTGCAGAGCTATCAGGAGATGGCCGAGCGCGTTCAGATGGCGACATCAAGTCAGGCTGAATTTGAAAGCGTTCAGAGGCGCTTACTTAATACAGCTAATGGGACTTATCGATCTTTAGCAGAGGCCCAGGAGCTCTATATTCGAAGCGCCGACGGTCTGCGCAGCATGGGTTATTCCACTGAACAGGCTATCGATGTCCAGGACTCAATGTCTTATGCTTTCGTTAAGAACGCCGCCAGCGCGGACCGGGCCGAGTCAGCTATCAGTGCTTTCACAAAGGCGATAAATACCGGTAAGGTATCAGCCGATCAATGGGAATCTATCACCACAGCCATCCCAACCGTAATAAACGATATTGCGAGCGCCAGCGGGAAAACGGCAGGGGAAATACGTGCGCTGGGTGCAGCAGGCAAACTGACAGCTTCAGACCTTAGTGAAGGGTTGCGGCAATCTCTTGACGACAACACCGCAGCGGCGGCTGGAATGTCCAACAATCTTACCGATGCTAGCGTGAGGATGAAAACGGCCTTTACCGAAGTTTTGGTGGCAATCGAGGACCAGACAGGAGCGTTACAAACCTTCACTAACGGTCTTATTGCTGCCGCAGACACTATTCTGGAGTTTGGCCGAGACTCTGAAAGCATGACTGGATTCATTGATGCCGCCACTATTTCTGCGAAAGCATTCGCTCTTGTTCTGGCTGGGCGTTATGCAGGCGCTTTGAAATCCGGGATAGCCAGTAAAGTTCAAGCCATTGCCGCAAACCGCCAAATGATAACCGCTGAAAATCAGGCGGCTCAAGCAGCGCTCTTTTCAGCCAATGCCACACTACGTAGATCGCTAGCAGATAAGGAAGCTGCAATTTCTGCGCTTAACCTTGCTCAAGCTGAATATAACGTAGCGCGAGGGAGCGCAGCGGAAATGTTGGCGCTGGATAACCTAATCGCGGCTAAAACCAGGGCAACCGCAACATCTATCGCTTTGGCAGAAGCAGAAACGGCGCAAGCTGCCGCCACGGCAAGAGCCTCTGCCGCTGCAAGCGCTGCATCCGTTGGTATGGGATTAATGCGCGGCGCGCTTTCTTTGCTTGGCGGGCCTGCTGGCGTTGTTATGATCGCGGCGGGAGCCTTACTATATTGGTGGCAAAGCGCTAAACAGGCGAAAGAAGAAGCACTAAGTTTTTCTGATTCTCTGGATGGCGTTATTGCCAAGATGAAGGAGATGAATCAGGCGCAGCTTGTCGGCACAATGGCAGATATAGCCAAATCTATAGAGGCTCAAAAAGATCACATTGATGACCTCAGTAGATCTGTAAAGGAAGCACAGTCGGAGTATGACAAATACATCACCCTTGCGAAGCAAATGGGCGTCGCTCAGGATCAGAATAATGGCTATGTAAAAAAATCTAACGAATGGCTTTTGACTTTAAATCAGCGAAAAAGAGATGTCAGTAACGCGACTGATAAATTAAATCGTACAACTGAGCAACAATCTCTTATTCAGGGGCAACTCAATCAAAAAGCAAGAGAATCCGAAGAAGCCTTCAATGTTCTTGAAAATAACCTCAAGAATAAAATTCCCAATGCAAGTTCTGCCGCAATAACGGCTATAGCCTCAACTATTCAGGTACTGGATAGCCTTAATAAAAAAGCCGCGAACGCTGGAAATATACAACCTGCGGAACCGGAAGACTCTCCCGAAGCGAAGAAACTCATTCAGAACGCCGAACGCCGTCTTGCGCTTTCAAAGCTTGAGGGTGAGGCAAGAGCAAGACTGCAGGCGCAATTCGATGCTGATGATGCCGGGATTACTGATGAGAAAAAAAGAAAGGCCCTTGCGGATCAATACGCTGAAACAGAGAGGTTAACCAGCGCAAGAAAAGCCGCAAACAAGGAAGCGAAGAAGTCCGCTGACGACGCAACGCAATTTTTATCTCGTCAGCAGTCTGCACTGGATCGGCTCAACACCGGTTATGCCGATGGCTCGCTTGAACTGGCGAAGTACGATGCGGTTATGGCGCTTGGAAATAAAGCGACTGACGCGCAAATAGCTAAGGCTGAGCAGCAGGCCGACGCAATCTGGAGAAGTCAGCAGGCGATAAAGGCCGCTGCGGAGGAAGAGAAAAAGCGCACTCAGGCCAGTCAGAACTTCACCAGCCTGCAGGGGCAGGTATCACCAGTTGCAGCGGTCGATAACTCATATCTGACGCAAATGGCGCAGCTCAATGAGTACGTAACCCTTTATCCGCAAAAGATCGCGGAAGCCGAAGCGTTACGGGCCAGCATTGAGGAACAGTATCACCAGCGGCGCATGGCGGCCATGTGGGAAGAGTGGCAGCAGCAAAGCCAGATTAACAGCATGATTGGCGCCGCCGTGGACTCCTTACAGGGCGGGGCAACCAGCGCCATTACTGGCCTGATAAACGGCACTCAGAGCCTGCGGGAATCTTTCGCCAACATCGGCACCACGATTTTAAACAGCGTGGTAGGCAGCTTTGTTCAGATGGGTATTGAATGGGCTAAAAGTCAGCTTATGGGCCAGGCGGCTGCGGCTGCTTCTCTGGCAGCAACTACTGCCCAGGCTTCAGCTGCCGCAGCTGCATGGGCACCCGCTGCTATGAGCGCTTCAATCGCGACGTACGGCAGTGCTGCTGCGGTGGGGCAATCAGCGTACGCTGGTTCAATGCTTGCAGCCAAGGGGCTGGCGCTTGCTGGCGGTCGCCGTTATGGAGGCGGGGTATCAGCGGGCAACGCCTACCGCATTAACGAGGATGGGCGCTCTGAGGTATTCCAGACAGCTGGTGGCCAGCAGATATTTATGCCGAACAAGTCAGGGAAGATTATTCCAGCAGATAAAGCAGGCGGCGGGGGTAGTGTTGTTCAGCACATTACTTTTGAAATCAACACTACCGGTGGAATCGACCAGGCAACGATGAAGCAGATGGAAGGGATGATGAAGCGTGTGGCTCTTTATCATATCAGCGACCAGTCGTCTCGCCCCGGAGGCTTAATCCAACCGAGGAATAAACGCTAATGCCTGAAATCTTCACCTGGAAACCTCAGCGCGGCTATAGCGCCGAACGTACCCCGAACGTGGCCGTCGTGAAACTCGGAGATGGCTACGAGCAGCGCCAGACCAAAGGCATCAACCCGCTGATGTCAAAATACTCGCTGACGTTTCGCGGCGTTAACGGGCCGTGCCGTGTGAACCCGGCGAAACAGGCCGAGGCGTTTCTGAAAGCACGCATGGCGGTGGAGTCTTTCTACTGGACGCCATCGGATACGGGGGTGCAGGCGCTGTTCGTCTGTCGCTCATGGAGCATGACAAAAACCGGGCCGCTGTACGAACTGACGGCCACATTTGAACAGGTACCACGATAAAGCCGAAAGGCGGGAGTTAAAAATGCAAGTTACGATAGCCGATAATGGAAAAACTATTTGGATGCGTAATGAAGATGCGCAAGAAGGGATTGCATCACTTAGTTACTTAAAGGACGGCACACAACATAAAATTATTGCCGCCCTTGAGAATGCTCTTGTTCAAGCGAAAGGGCAGATGCAATTAGCCGATGACGTTAATTGAATAACGAATATTAGCCTGATGCCCTGCTGGTAATGCTAAAACGACATTCCAGTTACCAGAGTGTGGAACTGTAATGTTTGCGGGAAAGCGTTTGTAAAAACCACCATAATGCTTGTAGCTTCTACCATTTTTAAAATTACTGTAATTGCTATCGTCCATTACAATTACATTGATTTGGTGAGAGCACTCAACTGAAACCGTACTCCCCCCTTCAATGTATTCCCTGCTGTGTATATGTGACATTTCTTTTCCTTAATCAGAGGTAATCAGCCATCCCTCTTCTCGGAGTGTGCCAGCGTCCCACCGCTGACGGGCTGAACCCACAACATAACCAGGGATAGCGATATATCCCACCCTGATATTCGCACAGTAGCCACCTCCGGGTGGCTTTTTTTATGGGAGATTTTCGTGCGCGACATTCCACCAGAGTTAATTATCGAAAGTGTCGATGCAGGAGTCGGCGCATTTATTGATCTCTTTGAAGTTGATCTCCGGCCGTACGGCGGCGATGTTGTGCGATTCCATTCCGGCATCAACGGTTTTTACAACAACGTCATCTGGCGCGGTAACGCCTATCCCGCTTATCCCATCGCTGTCGAAGGCTTCGAGAGCCGGAATGAAGGTACCTATGCGCGCCCGGTTATGGCTGTCGCGAACGTCACGGGTATGATTTTTGGGATGAACCATGATTTCGACGATCTGTTGGGTGTGGTGGTCACGCGCCGCCAGGTGCCGGTGAAGTATCTTGATGCGGTTAACTTCCCCAATGGTAATCCGGATGCAGATCCTACTGTGGAGGCAGTGTCCCGTTACGTTGTCGAGGAGATGACAGAGGAAACCTCAGAACAGGTGACTTATTCCCTCGCAACGCCGGTGGACTGCGACAACGCTATTATTCCGGCGCGGACTATCCTGGCGGATGTCTGCCAGTGGGTGTATCGCGGTACCGGCTGCAATTACGACGGACCGCCGGTCGCGGATGAACGGGACAACCCGACCAGCAATCCTGCGCTGGACAAATGTTCTCACCGCCGCACAGGCTGTCGCTTCCGGTACCCGCGACCGTACCCCATGCCAATCAGCAGTTTCCCCGGTTCACAGAAGGTTTCCTGATGCAGGAATTACTCGAATATGCGGCCTCGTCGCAGGATGAAGTGTGCGCACTAATAATCAACGATACCCGCATCTACCCGTGCCGTAACGTCCATCCCGATCCGGTTCACCATTTCCGCATCAGCGATGATGACTGGCTGGCAGCGGAGGAGGCGGGAGAAGTCACGGCGGTATTTCACTCACATCCGCAGGCGGTACCGGTGCTGTCAGGTGCTGATCGTGCTATGCAGGTTATGACAGGCCTGCCCTGGTGGCTGGCGTGTAACGGCGAGCTGCGAAAGTTTCGCCCGGTAGCGCATCTGCTTGGCCGGAGGTTCGAGCATGGGGTGACAGACTGCTACACGCTGTTTCGCGATGCGTATCATCTGTGTGGCATTGACCTGCCGGATTTCGCCCGGACAGAAGGCTGGTGGCTGCGCGGAGAGAATCTCTATCTCAGGAACATGGCGGCCAACGGTTTTCATCAGGTTTCTGCCAGCGAGGCCGTACCCGGCGATGTGATTATCCGCCAGCCCTTCCCGGGAGCCGACCCGTGCCATGCGATGATCCTGCTGGACGATAACATGGTGCTTCACCACGACCACGCAGGTCACCTCAGCAGGCGTGAACCCTTCCGCATGGCTTACATGAAACAAACCCATTCCATCTGGAGGCATCACCTGTGCTCATCTTTAGATTTGCGGGGCATTTCCGCAGACATTTCCGCCAGGTCACATTAAACGTCGACACCCCCGCCCAGGGGTTGAGATTACTGCTGGCCCAGTGCCCGGAATTCAAAAAAGACTTTCTCAGGTCGCGGGTGCGCATCCGCGTGGCGGGCGAAGACGTTGCCGCCGATTCGATGCGCTGGCATCTGGACAGGCGTCTGAATGCTGGTTCAAGCGTGCTGTTTGTTCCGGTGGTTGAAGGGGCAATTACCGCAGCCGCCGCCGCGTGGATCGCAGTGGCGGTAAGCGTCGCCTCCATTGCCTACAGCGTTTACATGTCCCGCAACATGAAAACCAAAACTTCAGCCGAGGCGGCGGAAAACAACACCATCACAAACAACTCTTTTACCAGTGCGGAGAACCGCGCCGGACAGGGGCGGCCAGTGCCGATCCTGCTGGGCGAGATGGTGGTGGGCTCTAACGTCATTTCCCTCGGTATCGACACCACAAACAACCAGGACTGGACAGAATCAATAAGCTAAGGCGGAAATATGTCATCAGGCGGCGGCAAGGCATCGACTCCGAAACTTCTCGACGATAACCTCAAATCAAAACAGTTTTACCGCGTGCTGGATCTCATCAGTGAAGGTCCGATTTACGGACCGGTTGACCAGTCGCACCTTTCTTCTTTCATGCTGAATAAAACGCCCATCACGGATCATGTCGGTAACGTCAGCGTGAACGGCGTGAGCGTGGCCTGGCGACCCGGCTCGGAATTCCAGAGCCCCATCAACGGTTTTTCCGCCATCGAGGCGACCAGCATCGTTAATACAGAGGTGACTTTCAACACGCCACTGGTCCGCACAGTCTCCGATCAGGATGTCACACGCGTGAGGCTAAATATCGGCGTGACGGGGCTGGTCGAGCAGGATACAAAAGGGAACCAGAAGGAAACCTCTGTGACGATGGTGATCGAAACCCGCGTTGCCGGCGGGGCGTTCATTCAGCAAAAAGTGGTCACTATCACCGGGAAAATCTCTGGCGAATATCTTGAGGCGCACGTTATCGATGCACCGACAACGAAACCTTTCGATATCCGGGTTCGCCGTATCACACCGGACAGCAACGGCGACCTGCTGTCCAACGGTACTATCTGGAACAGCTACAGTCAGATAACTGACGACAACCTGAACTACCCGTTTTCGGCTATTGCCGGTGCGGTAATTGACCGTGACCAGTACAGGGACACCCCGGCTCGTACCTATCACCTGCGCGGCCTGATTGTCGATGTACCTGATAACTACGATCCGGTTTCCCGCACATATAACGGATTGTGGCTGGGGGGATTTAAGAAAGCGTGGACGAACAACCCGGCCTGGCTCTTTCGCGAGCTGGTGAAAAATACGCGATTTGGCCTGGCCCGGCGCGCGGGTTATATCGATGTCGACGACGGCGCGCTTTATATCCTGTCACAGTACTGTGATCAGCTGGTAAACGACGGGTATGGCGGGAAAGAGCCCCGCATGACGCTGAACGCCTATATTACCGAGCAGGCCAGCGCCCGCGATATCCTGGATAAAATCGCCGGGATGTTCCGGGGCATCGCCCTCTGGGATGGCCTGCGCCTCACGGTCATGCTGGACACGCCTCAGGATCCGGTTGCCGCCATTACCAATGCGAATGTTGTAGACGGGAAATTCAACCGCAGCTCGGTTAAACGGGCCGAAAAATACAATGCGGTGGTGGTGTCCTGGACTGACCCGGATAACGGCTGGGAGCAGGTAAAGGAATATGTTTCCGACGATGCCATGATCGCGCGCAGTGGAACCTACAACGAAACAACGCTTGAGGCGTTCGGCTGCACTTCACGCGGGCAGGCCTGGCGCGCCGGTAAATGGCTGCTGGAAACCGCAAAACGGGAGAGCAGCCGGTTAACTTTCCAGATGGCCCGCGATGCAGTCGCCTTCACACCGGGTGACGTCGTGGAAATCATGGATAACGACTACGCCGGGACACGTCTGGGTGGGCGTATTGTCTCGCACTCCGGCGCGAATATTACCGTAGATGCGGACGTCTCCGGTCTGGTTTCGCCAGGCGACAACATGTCGCTTATGGGCAGCAATGGAAAGTTTGTGAAATACCCCATTGTCAGCGTATCCGGGCGCGTCATTACTTTGCGCAGCGCTCCCGCCTGGGTGCGTGACGGGACTGTTTTTGCTATTTCAGTCAGTGAACTTTCCGTTCGTCTTTTCCGTATTCTGAGCATTGCTGAAACAGAAAATAACTCGGTTTACAGCATTACGGCGGGCCAGCACGACCCGAACAAACAGGCCATTGTGGATGAGGGCGCTGTTTTTGAAATGCCCACCGACACCCTGAATGGCTACCGGGTACCGAATATCGAGAACCTTCGCATTCTGAACACCAACAGCGAAACCGTGCAGGTGACGGCGACATGGGAAACCGCCACCACCACCAAAAAGCTGGTGTTCGAACTGTATGTCTATAACGAAAGCGGGGCGGTTGTTGCACAGTATGAAACCGACCAGTTTCGCTATGACTTTTACGGGCTCAGTGCCGGGAATTACATGCTTGGGGTACGTGGCCGCAACGAGAACGGCATGAAGGGTGCCGAAACCCAGGTGAACCTGATTATCGGTGCGCCACTGGCACCGTCATCCGTTATCTGGACGCCTGGTCTTTTCTCAGCAGATATCGTCCCGGTTATGCGTGTGACTGCCACTTCAGACACCACTTTTGAATTCTGGTACAGCGGTGAAAATCGTGTTCTTAACCCGGCTCTGATTGAAGACCAGACACAGTTCCTCGGGCGATCAAGCCAGTGGAATCTTCACGGACTGAAAGCGGATACCACGTATTACATGTACGTGCGGACGCGCAACGCATTCGGCGTGTCGGGTTTTGTTGAGGCATCAGGCAAGGCGTCGTCAGATATCCCTGGCATGATCGATTACATCGATGAAGCGGTGCGTGATTCAGAGGCATTTAAGAATGTGCAGGCCGGGATAGATTTCAGTCTGGAAGCGACGATGCAGAACACGCTGGCCCAGGTGGAAGGGGCGCAGATCCAGTATGAACAGGTGGGACTGGCGCGTGCTGAAATCTCTCAGGCCAGGATTACCATTGCGGATAACGAACGGGCCTTCGCACAGTACCAGGAGCTTGTGGCCGTTCAGTTTGGTGATGCTGCTGCAGAAATCAGTGAGGTTAAAACCGCACAGGCTAACGCCGACGAGGCGTTCGCTGAATACCGGCTTTCAGTAGCGGCCGACTTTAACGGTGTTAAAAGCAGCATTACCACCATTCAGGAGGCGCAGTCTTCAGCCGAACAGGCCTTTGCACAATACCAGACGCAGGTAGCAACCCAGTTTGGAAACCAGCAGGCAGCCATTAACCAAAAGCTCACTTCTGTTATTACCGATAACGGTACCGCAAAGGTTTCATACACCCTGAATCTTGGTGTGCGGCGTGGCGAGCAGCTCTATAACACGGGCTTCGGAATGTCACTCGAGCCAAACGGCAGTGGAGGGTATAAATCGACTGCTGTTTTTGCTGCTGACCAGTTCGGTATTTATTCTGGCAGCGATCCGGGAAGTTATGAAGCCGCATTTTTTGTCTTCAACGGCCAGGTATTTTTGCGATCGGCGTTTATCCAGAATGCCAGCATCGATAACGCCAAAATTGGCCAGTACATTCAGTCCAACAACTGGGATGGCTCCGGCAATGTGGGCTGGCACATTAACAAAAGCGGCTTTGCGTGGCTCGCGGGCGTAACCGTCAGGGGAACCGTTTATGCCGAATCAGGCTCCTTCAGGGGCTCGGTTTATGC